TGGTAACACCGTACTCGAACTGAACCCGGCCACCGTCAGCCAAGTTCCCATAAAGGGTGACTGTGGCCCCGCTGGCATTCGGGACAAGGGCGTAGTCGTAAGGCGGTGCGGTTGGGTCTCGCGTCAGCTTGAAGGACCACCCGCTGGNGNTCCACCGGCTGGGGTCTGCGAACCTGGCATCGTTGAAGGCATCCTGCCCGTAGTCAACAACTTCTTTCCGGGTGGAGGCGCCCCATTCGAACTCCCATCGCAACGCCGTCGTGCCAGGAGGAATCTCGACGCCAGCGTGCGGCCCCGGGATGTTGTAGGGGTCGTTGATCCACCCTTGCGCTGACCAGATCACTTGGCCGGAGGGCAGGGCCACCAGCCGCATCGCGTTCCCTACGGCAATCAGGTACTCAAAGTCCACCCAGCCACCGTCCGGCAGGTTGCAGAAGAAAGTGATGGTGGCCCCGTCTCGGTCTGGCGCCAGCGCAATATCCGGGCCGTCGTGCCGGTGGTAATCCCACCGCCACCCGTTCAGCGACCACCTAGACGGGTCCTGGAAGCGCCCCGTATTAAGGGCGTCGGTGCCGTAGTAGAGTTGCTTGTCACGAACGCGCCCCCACTCCCGCCGCAAGTAGGTCTTGCAGTACCGCATGACCGCCGCCCTNGCNCAGTCCTTNAAGTCGCAGTAAAGGACCCAGTANCTGGCGTCGTACTCGTTCTCNGAGAGCCACCGCACCAGCTCGCGCANCAGGTGCTGGATAGCCTCCTGGGCGGTGATGTGGGCGTAATAGGTCTGGAATGTCTGCCAGATGTCCCAGAACCGCCGGATGAACTCGAGCAGGACACCCTCCGGCACGTCCACCTCGTCGATGGCCCCGCACATATCCCCCGGCACCTCGGCCGGGTCCCTGGGCGGCAGGATCTCGGGGTCGCCCGTCTTCGGGTCCGTGCCACCTGTCGGGTTGCGGGGTTCGCCTGTCTCTGGATCGGCGACCGGGTTGTCCGGTGGGTCATGCGGCTCAACTTCCTCGCCAGTTTTAGGGTCTGTGAATACGGGCGGCGGCGGATAAATGGGTNCGCCGGTCTCGGGGTCNGGGATCGGGNNNGGCGGCGGCTCGTACGGCCCAGTGATAGGNTCTGTCTCGGGCCACGGCTCCTGCGGCGGGTCATAGGGCCGCGTGTTGTCTTCCGGCCCCGGCATGTACGGTGCCGCGTTCCCGTAGTCCAGAAGCTCCTGGCCCGGCACCTCCGTAGCCTGACGACTCAGATCGCGCTCGATGAGCACGCCGACGGAGTCAATCTCCGCATCCTTTGGGGCTTTGTCCACCCACCGCGAAGACAGGACCAGGAGGCCGTCCTTAGGCACCTTGTCCGCGACAGGGTGTGGTACGACGATGGCCGGCTTCGGTGCCGGCACCAGGAGCGGCACGGTGGCGACCACGAGACCGGTCCCCACGAACTCGCGAATGGCCAGCGGGAGCCGGATCACCGCGCCGCCTCGGGCCTCCGTTTCGCCACGAGCCGGGCGCTGCACCAACAAGATGGCGTTGTGCTCCACCGGCCTGGTGCCGGGGGTCACGGAACCAAGAACGGCCCCGTGGTCAATCGGACGAAACCACGCGCCCGCCAGACTCTGGACAACTCCACTGCGGTCGATAGGGCGAGCGCCCAGCGCCATACGATCAATGACTGCAGCTCGCTGCTCTGTTACCCCTACCGGCGGTACTGGCCATATCACCCCGCCGTGGATCGTGGGCCGCACCCCAGCAGGTCCAAGACCGGCCAGGACTGCATCGTATTCCACCGGCCGGAACCCGACCACACCCAGGCTACGGAGGAATGCGTTACGCTCAACAGCCCGAACCACCGACGGCCAGAGTCGGGCAGTATGAGCGAGCCGCTCCTCCAGGCGGCGCGCGGTCACTCGCCACTCTACGGTGGTCGCCCTACGCTCGCTCTCCCTGCCTACTATTAGTCGGTGGGGCATAACCTCGACAACGCGGAGGTTCTGGAGAGCAGCCAGGATGTGCGGCTGCATGATCTGGATGTTCCCGCCGATGTGCTCGATCGGCCAGCTTGCGCCGAAGAACACAAGGGCTGGCCGCTCGCCATCGCGGATGCCCAGCCAGGGATCGGGAAGAACAAGTGCCACTCTGTCGCCATCACGCCCAGCCATTGCAACGCCGGAGCCGAAATATCCATGATGATCAATGATCCGGTCTCCGCGCACCGTAGGAAGCGTAAACATGGCGGTACGGTCGCCGACCCTGCCAGACAACTGTGGATGTGCGATGCTCCACGCTGGGCGATTCAGTACGCGCTTACCCTGCCGCCCGTAGCCCACCGCGCCCCCTTGTCGAACCATGATCCGATGAGCTGTAGGAGCAGCCTCGGCGCGTCGACCGGCTCGCGTGATCGGACGAATCGCCACAGGCGCCAGGTCGGATTGATGCCCGATACGCTCCGGCGGCCGTAGCGCCGTCGGCTCGGGCCCTCCCCAAGAACCTAGCCGTTCGATTTCGCGGCTATGGCGCGGTGCAGGACCGGCAACACCCCCGACTCGGTCGCGCAGAGGCGATGCGGCAACCCCAGACGCCACCTGCGCGGGCCGGTTGATTTGGCGACCGATAACCCGCACTCCCTTATCCTTAAGACCAGGCAGAATCGCGTAAGGCGTATATCCGACCAACAGATCATCCGCTTGGACACCAGACCGAGCTACCCCAAAACATACTGAGAGGGTGACACTATTCCGCACCGGCGTATACGATGCCATAAGTTCGGCCACCGGCACGGGTCGTCACCCCCGTCAGCTATCCTTAAGAATCGCCACAGAATACTTGTTGTTCGGCGAGGCAGCGCCGATCGGCCAGATACTTACTGGGTTCACATGGAAATACTTGTACCGCTCCGTTTCGCCGTCTGGGTAACTAATGAGGAATTCGTCAAGGTGAACGATGTTGTGAGACTGGACAACTAACACATCCTCCAGCCAGCCACGGTAGCCGTCGAAGCCATGCACGACGTAAGCAGGGCTCAGGTGGTACTTCTCGGTCCACCGCGAAGGATTAAACCCCTTGTTCTCAAGAATCATCGCGGACCGCTGTGTGACGAAAGCCAGTTCGTGACGCTGGTAGAGTACGCCTGACCTTGTCTTGTAGACAAGGACGTTATTCACGCCATTCCCCGTGTTTGGCCCGTAGGCATAGGAGTCCGACNGCGAATCGTTGGAGTGACCGCACAAGGCGAAGTTTCCGGCGACATCTTGGCCCGATTCGGCGAACGGAACAAGCCGCCCAAGGTAGAGAAAGCCCACTCGGTAGCCGTTAAAGTCAATCGTCGGGTCGCCATAGAGAACGACGGCTACCCGGTTCCGGTTCACGGACCCCCAATACAGCAACTGGCTATCGTCCGTCCAACCCTGCGGATAGCTATTACTCCAGAAGTCGACAGGCACCTTCGGGCACTCGTTGGTCGCGGTCCCGGTGACATCATCATAGGCTTCGAGCATGGATACCTCGATGCCGTAATTTGCGTAGTTACCGGATCGCCTGCGGATTCGTGCGAGAATCGTCAGGCTCTCACCCGCCGGAGGCTGCACGCCGGCCTGCGGCTGGGTGCCATCGTCGATCCAGACGGTGCATTGGCCCTCCGTGGAGCCGATACGCTCAAAAGAGCCGCCGCCCGCCTTGCGGTAGATGTGATACCGAAGGGCACCGTCCACGAGGCGCCAGGTGATCTTGACACGCTCCGGGTTGGCCGGCTGGTTGACGGACACCGCCTGTGAGGCCACGGATTCACCCTTTGGGCCCTCGGCGGTGACAGCGTACTCATACTTCGTGCTGCCCGACAGCCCACCGCCGGTGGCGGAGGCCCCGGTCAGCGTAGCCTTTACTGCCTTGGGCGCCCGGATAGCGGCTTCCGGGTCCGTCGTGGTCTGGAGCACGTATTCACCCTCGGCCGGATTGTCAACTTCCTGCCACCCAGCGGCCACCATCGCGTCCCGCAGCACCTGCGTGATGGTCTTCGGCGTCGCGTAGCCCTGAATCCACATGACGCTCCCTCCCTCAGCGCAGCATGTGAAGGTTCCACCATACTCGCTTGGCCGTTCCGCTAGCGTTGTTGAAAGATAGTCTAATCTGCGTCCCGGCTGGCACCGGGTACACAATGGACCAAGGGGTACCCAGCAACACCGACTCGGGGAGTTCCTTCGTGTAGCAGGTATCAATGATCCGCTCCTGCCCTACGTCAACCCACCAGTAGTCGCCCAGGGAGTAGCCAGACGCGGCCATCGCCACCGCCAGGAGTTCCACATCCTCCGTCGGTGTGTACGTAGTGCTGTACGTCTGTGCCGTGGCGGGCACGATGAGCTGGAGGCCCTTGATATAGGGCCGCGTCTTGTTCGGGTACAAAGGATAGGGGAGGTCGACGACCCGAATCTGCCCATCGGCCACATATGCAACCTGAAATCCCTGGGGCACTTACGACCACTCCCTACCCCGACACCGTTGGCGTGGCACGAACGAGCCGCCCCTTTGAGTCGTACTGGAGGCTCCAGGACACCCGCCACGAGTCTTCGTACAGTTCGACCGCCCTGGTGGCTCGGCCATCAGGCCCGTACTCCATCGTGACCTTCCAATCTGGCCCGCTCGCCTCATGGAGTCGCCCATCCTGTCGGTACGTGAGGACCACCTCGGAGGGGTCTTCGGTAACCAGGAGCGTCATGTTGGAGAAGAAGTGTTCCAGCTCCCGGCGCATGATTTCCGAGGTGCGNACNTGATCGGCGAGGGTCCGAATCTCGGGCCCGAACTTGGGCAGGCGCGGCGGCCTCAGCTTCACCTTGAGACGGATGACCATGGCTCATTCCTCCGACGCGATTCCGTGACGGAGAACACGCTCCTGGAAGTCGATTTCGTAGACGCGGGCCGGCCCCGTCCCCTCCAGCTTGAGGCGTACCCAGTTCGCGTTGGCCAGGACGGGGATGGGTAGGATAATCCGGTGCTCTCGCAGGTCGCTGTCGGGCTGGAGCGTCTGGATCAGGGTCCAACTGTCGTCCCCTTCGGCGTGCGGCGAAACGTAGATCTTCATCACCGAGCCGACCGGGAGGTCGACCACCAGCCACAGCCGGTACCACCAGCGCCGCGCCGACAGCGGCCCCGCGCCGAACGGTCGTGACACCCACTTCCACGAGATCGGCCGTGGATTCGGGTCGTTGTCCCCATCGACGAATCTGTGCGTGCCACGCAACTTGACGCGCAGGCGCCCGTCCGTGCATCCCCAGGCCATGAACCCAGCACCGGGAGTGAACGCGGAGTGCTCGATCCCGACGCCGTGATCCCACACGTGCCAGATTCCGTAGACGGTGTCGTAGGCCAGCATGATGGTGGGGACAGTGGCCTCCTCCCCCAGCGGCAGCGCGAGCACATAGTACCGCCCGTCCGTAGNGGCACTCGCCTTGAGCCTGATCTGCTCGTCAGCGCCCCGGAACTGCGTCACGTAATCCCGAACGGGCTCAGAGAAGGACCGATCGGGCTGGGCACCGCCGGCATACCGGTAGATGCCATCATAGGAGATCCAGTAGAGGAAGCCGTCGACCTCAATCATGCAGTTGTGGCCGCCCTCGACGCCGACGGACTCGGAAAGGTTGTACAGCGTCCAGTTATCGGGGCCCGTGCCCGTCAAGTCCCACAGGCTGTGGCGCGTCGCAACGATGAGGTGCCCCGATAGCGGGCGAATCGCCCGGATGCTGGCCTCGCCCGGGACATCGATTTCAAAGATGCCCGAGCCGCCGTAGCCGGCCGCCGTCCAGTCCTCCGAATTGGACAGCGAACTGTAGTACAGGCGGTTGCGGATGCTCCCCCAAAGCCGGTTGCGATGNGACGCGAGGTTGACCACCGTCCGCCCGTTGTCCTTTGGGGCGCCAGTGATCTCCTTAAGCTCCGACCCGTCGTACCGCCACAGCTTTTTCCCGTCCGAGAAAACCACGTTGCTGTCCGGGTAGTTTCCGATGAAGTCGGTGCCTGTGTAGTACACGAGCCCCATGTCGATGCCGTCGGCAACCTTGGTCCACGGCACCTCGGCATCCGTGGTGGGCCGCTCATAGAGGGACCCATTCGCCAGCGCGAGCATCTTGATGTTCAGCTTCCACCAATGGGCGAAGCGAATGGGCCCGCTGAGTGCGGGCCCCCAGAAGCGATACCCCGTGCGCACCGACAGGGCTGGGTAGTAGCGGCTGTCAAAGTTGACCGCCTCCGTCGCCGCCCCTTCGTGAATTGCGAAGGGACTACGGCGGTCGATGCCGCGAAACTCCCGGATGGAGTGCACGGGCTGCATCGCAGCGAACTCGTCCCAGCGCGCCGTGGGGGCGGAGATCTGAACGGGACGGTTCCGCAGTTCGTCCACCGGCTCCCACGACGGACGGACCGCGTCAACACGCACCGGGCGGCGCCCCTGGTCCTCGACAGGCACCCAGGCACTACGCGCCGCGTCAACCTGGATAGGCCGACGCGGCGGCAGGAGGAAGTCCGGGTCCCATTGCGGTCGCGACGCCTCGATGCGTGGTGTCATCGCTTACTGGCCTCCAATCCGCTGCGGCAGGTTCCCCTGCGCGATGTTGTTCAGATTGAAGTTCTGCTGGGCCACCTGCAACATCGCCATGTACTCCGCCATGTAGTTGTTGCCCAGGGCCACGTCGTTCTGGGCCTTGGCGATACGCATGGCGAGCCCGAGAACGAGGGCCTCGTGATACTCCGCCGGCGCTTCGGCCTGCTGGGACAGGTTCGCAGAGGTGAACGTCTGAGTAGGCACCCTGAAGTAACGGATCAACCCCTGTCCGGCGACGGCCGGCGGCGGGTTGAAGGTGAGCTGCCGCGTCGTGTCGTCGAAGGTGTAGTAGTTCAGACCGGGGCGGAAGCCGTCATCGTACTGAACGGGCCGATATTGCGTGGTGCCCACCATCACCATGACGATGTTCCGTCCCACGATACCGGTTGGCAGCGTGACAGCAATCTGGCCGACAGTCGCGTTGAAGGAGTAAACCCCCGGGACCTTCACGACCTCGAAGAACTCCCGCTGCACGTCATTGAGCCAGTCGATCTTCTGCTGTGTCGTGAAGGCATTAGGGACCAGGACATCGGCCTCAGCCAAGATCTCCTGCCCAGTCACGGCCCCCACCCCCTCTCACCATGGCGTTTCCACAATGAACCCGCGGTCCGGATTGGGCGACGAGAAATAGACCATGTACTGCAAGGACGCCTGGAACCGNTGCACATGCAGTTGCTCCGCCTGAATGTCCCCAAGGGCGGCAGCGATCCTGGCGGCAAGCCCCCATACGTAAACGCTGTGGTTCGCCCGGGGAAGATCCGGCTCGTCGTCGAGGCCGATCTCATCACCCGACGCCGGGTTGATAGCGATAGGCCGTGGTGACCGGACGTAGCGAATCCGGATGGTTTCCCCAGCAACCGACGGCACCGGGGAAACGCGGATGCGCCGTTCACCAGGGACGATGCTGTAGTAGTAGAGCAGGCGTGTCCTCCCATGGGCGGAGTCGACGTGCGGCAGCTCAACACGGTAGCCGTTGCTCATCTCCCACACGACGGTGCGGATGCGCTCCGGCGGACAGTCGGCTGGCAGGTCATATTCCCCCACGCCGGCCGCCGTCTGGATGGTGGCCTCGGCTCTCGGCATGTCAATCAAGGGCACGATCTCGTCCTGCAGTTCGTTGAGCCACCGCACCTTGGTCTCCACCGGCACCGCGTTTGGAATCGCCTGGTCAGCGTCCGCAATGATGTCCCGCACCTTCATGGCCGTTACCTCGTCTCATATCGGACCACTAAATGACCGACCGTACCGTCGGTGCCGCTGGCCGACAACGAAATCGTGAGGGGGCCCACCACCTTAAGCGGCCGCGTCCGGTTGTCGACCAAGGCCCCGTTGACGGGCAACTCCTCGACCGTGTCCCCGTCGTCCTGGATGGTCACAACGCCCGTCGCGGCACCGGTATAGCCGGCCACAATGCCCCACACATAGTGCGCCTGACCCGGCGGCGGTGCCGGCAGGCTCACGGACGCGACATCGTTATCAGCCGAGGCGTGCTTGGAGTAAACGGGGCCCTCGAGCACAACGGGGAGCGGGTTGTCGTGCCGAACGGGGTAGCCGTTTTCTGTGTGGATGATGCCCACCGTTGACCCCCCTCAGGGGGAGAAGCGGGGCGCNCCTTAGCGCCCCTTCCCCTTCTTCTTCGCAGTGCTCTTGCGCATACGCCGAAGCGTCAGTGCTAGCCGAGCCCGACGAGCCGTCTTCGTGTTGCCCCCCTGCGCCTGCTGCTCCAGCCAGTCGACGTCGATCTTCCCGCTGGGGGTCAGGGCCCCGGCACGGGCNGCCGTGGCGCGGAGAGCGCCCGGGTGCTTAATGGNGTCGTCGATCCACTTCCTCTTGCTCTTGGCCACAGCCGATCACCCGATGATGTTCGCCGCGCGGAGGACGGCGAGAATNTCGTTGATCTTCTGCTTCAGTTCCTCGGCATACGGGTCCTCACTCATGTCGGTGGTGATGTCGGGGATGTCCGGCTGCTTCGGGTTGGCAGTAAGGTCCACCCACTTGCCGTGCTCATCCTTAACGGCAACAGGGCCAGAGAAGTGAGTGCGCCCCATCCGATCATCCGCCTCCTTAGTAGGGACGAGGGGCGGCCACAAGGGCCGCCCCTATCCCGTCACCCATCAGGCTCCCGTACCGGTCGAGCCGTAAATGAACGTCGGATCGTCCCAGCCGAACGACCAACGCCCGACGACCTTCCACCGGCCGACTTCCGTGTCGAAGTTCTCGCCGGACCGCTCAAGGTTCGGGACACGCCGGTCGAACCAGTGCAGAAACTCCTTCATCCGGGACGAGTCGACCAGGAACCACGCCTTCGGGTTCGTCAGGAAGTCCCACTCGATGACCCGCAAGGCGCCCTTCCACACGTTGACGTTGTTGTCCGCCGTATCGGGCTCCTTATCGGAGTCAGCGATCACCAGGGCCTGCTTGCGCAGGGCCGGCGGCACAATCAGCGTGTCGGGTTCGACGGGCAGCAGGTTGCCCTTGTCGTCGGTCCAGGACTTCATCGCGATGCGACCGCGCTCCACCGCGTCCGCAGTCAGCGGCTCATCGGTGACGTTGGAGAAGGTCTTATCGCTACCCGGGGCCAGCGGGTGATCCGGCGCGCATAGGGGCTTGCCGTCAGGGCCCAGGAAGTTCGCCGAGAAAGCGTTGTTGAAAACGCTAGCGGCGTGAACTTGGCGCGTGTAATACACAGAGTCGGCGAGCAACCGAACACGCTTGCGGATCTCGCCGTACTGGTCGTCCTCCAGCAGCTCCCGCTCAATCGTCAGACCGAGGGAGAACTTCCGGTGGATATAGGTCGCGATGAAGGACTTGCTGAAGTCCTCATACGCAACCTGGCGCCCGGTCTCGTCCCAGTCCCGCATCAGGCCCAGGGACCCGACGCCCATGTGCCGCTCGAACGCCTTGTTGGAGGTTTCGACGTTGTAGATGACCCGGAGGTAATCCCGCTTCCGGCCCAGGTGCTTGTCGAAGATGCGTCGTAGACCGGGTTCCAGGAGTTCCTGCCAGTTTTCGCGAATCTGCATATCGGACCACCTCGTGCGCAAAAACAAGGCCCCGCGCCGTGAGGCGCAGGGCCTTGTGCTCTTGTCGGTTATGGGTCAGCGTCAGCGGTTGTAGAGGTGCTTGCGGATCAACACGTCCATGGTGAGGTTCTCTGCGTCGATGGAGAGCACCACCAACGGGCCAGCCTCGTTGGCGATGCTACCGCCGGCGTTGATCGTGCGTTCGTCGAGGATGTTGACCCCGACCGAGCCGACGTTGATGGCGTCGCCCGCCGCCGTACCGGCACCAAGCAGGATGTAGCGGCTCTCGTTGGTGATCGGCTCGGGGAACGGCTCCTCAACGGTCAGGGTCTTGCTGGTGCCGTCATAGTCCACGACCGTGCGCACCGCGCCGGCNCCAGGCCCCTCGTAGACGTAGAGAAGGGCGCCGACGAACGCATCGTCGGTGCTCGNGGACAGGTTCGCGTCCACAAGAGTCGTGGCGGAACCACCAGTCGCCACGGCATCTCGGTGCCCCGCGAACGAGCACCGGAAAACATCGAACGGGTTGTCGTACACGAGCCCGTAAGTAACCTTCCCCGCAGGATTGGCGGTGGCGTCGATGGTCTCGGCCATCACGCCCAGGATGTTGCTGGCCCCCGGCGTGGCCTTCGCGACCCGGCCGCCAGAGAGCACAACAAGGTCGCCCCGCTTGAAAGAAACACCCGGAGTCAGTTCGTACTTGGACGGGTTCGTCGGGAAACCGAGTAGATTGGTCACCCGTTCAAACCCATACGTAGGCATCTTCGCCACCAGAGCCATCGCTCAACGCCCTCCTCACCGACGTCGCTGCATCTTGGCCTTCTCCTCTGCCCACTCCTGGGCAGACAGGCCAAGGGCCTTGGCAAGCGCCCGCTCTGCCGGCGTGAGAACGGGACCCGATGCACCACCGGACCGGCCGGACACGGGTGCCGCTGCATTGTCCTTGCTACGGAGGACGCGCTGCTTCGCGGCCTCCTCGAGGCGCCCCGTGAGGTCGCCCGAGAGCATCTTGTCGCCGATGACGTAGCGCGCCGCGACATCGAACGGCACGTTGAACTGCTCGGCGATCTGGTCAATTTCGGCCTCGAACTGGCGGATAAGCTGCGCCCGCCGGGGGTCGCTCATCGCCCGCCGCTTGTCCTCGACGTACTGCAGCTTGGCCTGGATGATCTTCTGCTGCTCCTCAAGCTCCTTCTGTCGCTGCTGGAACTCGCGGAGCTGGGCCTGCTGCTCGATAAACTGGCGGGCCTCCTCCTCGGACAGGCCGTAACGGTCGGCGATCTCCTCGATCTTCTGGCGACGAACATCGTCAATGAACTCCTCGAGGGGCTTGCCGAGAATCGCTTCAAGCTCGCGGACCGTCTTGGCCTTGCGGTCCCGGCCCAGGCGCTGCTCGATGATCCGCTCAACATCGGCCTGGGTGAACAGGCGTTCGTCCTTACCCTTGGTCTGCTCGGCCTCGGGCTCGCCCTGGTCCGCAGGCTCCTCCGTGCTTTCTGCGCCCTCGTCTACGTCCTCGCCGTCCGAAGCGGGTTCGTCCCCGGCATCGCCGGCATCTTCGTCCTCATCCTCGTCGGCAAACAGCTCCGAGTCGAACTCCTCGGCCTCATCCTCGTCCGGCAGCAACGGGTCGTCTTCCTCAACGCCGTCAAGCTGCGGAATGCGGTCCTGATCCGTCATGTTGTGCATCCTCCCACCGGGCCTCTGCCCGTCGTACTCCGCGCAGTTTTACGCCATGCGCGTAGGGGCGTCATAACTCCGCGCGCAGTTTTAGGCCGTGAGCGCGTGTGGGCCACAAAACACCGGGGCCCGGGTTGCCCCGGGCCCCGTCTGCTGCAGCGGCAGGACTCGAACCTGCATCCCCCCGGTTAACAGCCGGGTGCTCTGCCGTTGAGCTACGCTGCAGTATGCGGCGCCTACTTGCGCCGCTTGCTACGACGCATCTTCTTCAGCGCCGCGTTCACTCTCGGGTCGGATGAACTCTTTTCGTTCAGCGGGTGGCCGATGGACGTAGCCACCGTCCGCCCACCACGCGGCCCCTTCCCCTTCAGGATCGCCACGCGGACTACGTGGTCCCCCTGTCGGACCGTCCGGTAGCCCTTGACCTGACTCTTGGGCGGGTCCTGAAGGTCCTGCCACAGGTACTTGCCAGTGGGCTTTTTCTCAACCTTGATGGTCTTGCGCTTCGCCATCGGAGCGCCCCCTTACTGGGCGCCAGTGCCAGTCGTGGCAGGCTGGCTGCCCTCCCGGAGACCCTGTAGGTAGCGATTGAAGAACTCACGCCACTCCTCCACGGAGCGGCCCTCCATCTGCTGCCGCACCTCCGGCGGCAACTGCTGGATGATCGCCACCATTTGTTCCTCTGTGAGATCATCAGCCGTCGCGGGCAACGCCGCGACATCTTCTGGCGTAACCCCGTCGGCTGGCGCAGTCTGTGTTGCGGCCTCGCCCAGGGCGGCCTGCTCAAGCTGCGCCATATTCCGCAGCCACTTCTCCCGGAGCCGCTCGAACGGCGGGAACCGCCCATGCTCAAGGACGTAGAGCGCATCCTCGCCGTCGATCAGGCCGGCTGGCAGAAGCTGCAACGCAAGGTCGATGTTGTACATCCGGTCGGACGGAAGCTCAGAACTAAGCTTGCAGACCGTGTCGAACTCGGGGTCGAAGATCTCGTAGTCCTGCCCCTCGACGAGACCGTCCAGAGACGCTTCCCCAAGTGGCACTACCGTGCCAGAGTCGTAGTAATACACACGGAGAACCTGCTCGGGGTCAAACACACCATAGACGGGGTCGGCCTCGTTCCCCCGGCCGACCACTCGATACGCTCGCCTGTCCGTGTAGTTCCGCACGATGATCCGGTTCATCATGCGACCGATGTCCTCATACGTGCTCTTGATGGCCGCGTCGACGGGCTGCAGGCGCACCTGCGAGCGCCGGGCCAGCAGGTCCAGGGCTCGGAACGCCGTCACGTTGCTCGGCGTCCGCCCTTGCGTGATGTCGAACCGGCCGACGATCGCCTCCATCGCCTTCTGCAGGCGCTGGATCTCCTCGTGCAGGCTATGCGGCACGCCGCGACCGAACTCGCGGCGGATGCTATTGATGTCCTGGACGGGGAACCAGGCGCCTGCGATACCACCGTGGTCGCGGATGTATTCCCGCTGGTCCGGCGTGATGGAACCGGAGTTGTAGAACGTCTGGCCAATGGCGTTCGCCAGGTGCCCCTCCAGCACGATCTCCACGGTCTTGTTGAGCACCATCTGGGGCGACTTCAGGAAGTGCATGATCCCGTAGCCCCAGATGCTGTTCTCCCGCTGGTAGAGCGCCCGGACATAGAACGGGAACTCCGGGTCCTCGCCCGGGTCAAAGTAGACGTAGTTGGCGTGCCCGAGGTAGATACGCTGGTGCTCCCCGGCCCACCAGATGATGTGGAGCCCCACGCCCTTGTTCTCCTCGCCAGGGTGGAGGATCAGGGGCTCGCCGATGTACCAGGTCTCGACCAGGAGAGCCTCGCCCTCGTCGTTGATATGAGACGGGCTGGCGATGTCTTGCTCGTCGCCGAGGATCAGCTCCCGGTCCGTCACGTCGGCCTCGAGCCGATCGGCCCGCGCCCCGAACCGCATACGGATACGCTCGATGGGCATATAGACGGCCTTGTGAACGCGCATCCCTTCCTGAATGCTGTTCCGGCACCGAGCGTCCGGGAAGAATGCCTGGGGGTGAACCGCCTCCACGCGGATGTCTCCCCGCCAGCGATTCGGCCCCCGGCCTCCCCGCCAGTGCGGGTCCCAGTAGCAGTGCATGATGCCGGTGCCCAGTACGAAGTAGTGCCGGAGGAAGCGGACGTGCTCCTCGTCGATGCGGTTCTTCTGCAGAAGGTAACGCTTGACCCCCGTCATTACCTGGGCGACCTCGTGATCGCTCGGATCGACGGGGTAGTCGATTAGTTCGATGTCCGTAGAAAACTCAGCGATGAGGCCGTCTGCCAAGGCAAAGGCGTAGTTCTCCACCGGGCTCGGCCGCTTCACCTGTTGCTTGGCCGTCCGCAGGGGTTGCCCGTCAGGGCCCAACAGATCCCAGTGGTCCCCACGGTAAAGCTTCAGGTACTCCTCCCATTCCTGCACGATGTGGCTTTTCGCGTTGCGGTCCACGAGGAACCAGTCCGCACACTTGCTGACGGCCTCGCCGGCGGCATCTTCGTCCACGGGCGCGGCAATATGGGCGGCGTTCTCTGGCTTCCCCTGTTCAATCTCAATCACAAGGGCTCGGTCAGCCATGACTTAGCCGCCTCCTCACTGGACCTCGAAGTCGGAGAGAACGATCCCGCCGGCGTCGTGGTTGACGAGTCCCACGCCACGGAACACAATCGGTCGCCCGTTGGACAGAACCCGCATCTCAGCAGGTAGCCACTCCCACGGGATCACGACCCGCTTGCCTTTCGCACCCGTAGCGGCGGGTTGCTGGGGTGCGTCGCCGCCACCCGAAAACTCCATCTCGACGCTCGGTTCATGGTCGGGAGACTCGCCTGCGGGCTCCCCCTCAGCTACCTGCGTCGCCGCATCGGTGTCCTTGCGTTCAGTCTTGGGGTGCACCTGCCGGTAGTGGGCCAGCAGGTGGCCGCGGTTCTCAAGGACAGCGCCGCACTCTTTGCACACAAAAACACCACTCATGGTCTCTCCCCTTGCTCACTCACGTCCAGAACGTGATGGGCTCTCGATCGGGCTTGTCCGCGTCGTCGTCACGCCGCGGGTCATCCTCCATGACGAGGCGTGGCCCATTCGCGGTATCGGTCTGGGCCGTCACTTGGGCCGTATACTCGTAAACCACCGGTTGCATCTTCGCTGCGCGCCGCTCCCGAATGCGAACCACAAGGTCGAGCACGTTCGTGAGCGCCAGGGCGATGATTGCAACCGCCAGAAGCTCGTCAGGAGCCATGGCGAACCCCCTCACATGGAATAGAACCGGACACCCCAAATGTCCTGATAGTCCTCCTCGTCCTCGTCCAGCTCGACCGCCCGCCGCACATCCTCCGGGAGCCAAACCATCGTCTCGCTGGCTGACGGCATTCGGCCCGCCTCCCGGGCGAGCCAGTAGTACACGGTCGCATGAGCGAAGTGATCCGGGCCCGTCGCCTCCCAGGTCCGGATCACGTTGCCCATCCGGTCCCGCTTGACCAGGTTCTCGTCAGACTCGTGGCCAATGGAGTACAGCGTCGACCAGTGGTCTACCAGGCAGTTCTCAATCACTCCAGGCCGGCTACCGGCAAACATGGGGTCACGCTCAGGCAGATAGAACACTAGTTCGCCCAAGCTCATTGCCTTGAGGACCCGGTCAATCGCCCGCGTCCGGTGAGCGTAGATGATGCCCTTGGTCCGGTTGATCTCCCAGTCGGCTTCGCGCTTGTCCTTGTAGTCATAGATCACCCGGTAGACGCGGTACTTGAACTTGCGCTGGAGTTCGGCCTGCCCCTCCTGCGGCGCATTGTCGATACAGACCATCGTGGGGTTCGTGTGGAGGATCAGGTCCTCGAGCCGCTCCCACTTGTCAGGGCCCTCGATGCACAGGAGCTTGTCGACGCCGTACTCATCGCCGGAGACAACGTGCAGCGCAGCACCCACGTCCACGCCGATGAATCGCTGGCGCCCCTCACGCANCTTGGGCCACTGACGGGCACGGTGGATCAGGCCAGGGTCCACCGAGTAGCCGGCGCCAACGACCGGCAGGCCGAGAACGAAGTTGTAGAAGTACTCCATGCTCTTGGACTGTTCGTCCTCGATGATCTCGGCCGCCGACTTCCAGGGCGCCATGAGGTGGCTGATGTGGTAGCCGTGCCAGTCGCCGTCCGGATCAGGGTTGGTCGGCTTCCACCGGCCGAACCGCCGCACGTCGTCGGAAAGTTCTGACCGGCACCGGCGGCAAACGAAGATCTTACGTTGCTTGTCGACGTTGTCCCAGTACGTCAGGGGCTGCTCCTCGTTGCAGTGCGGGCAAGTCACATGCCACTCCCGCTGGTCGCTACGGCGCCAGAGCCGGTCCGTCGCCACCAGCGGGCGCGACGGGTTCGAGAAGTACCACTCGCCCTTGTAGTTCGAGTGCTGAAGTCGGGACGCGAGGTCTTCGACCACAGCCTGATTGGCCCGGTCCATCTCGTCGACCATGACGATGTCGGCCGGCACCATGATGGCCTCGCGCTCGCCAAAGGTTCCGCGAAACAGGATGAACCCTCGGTCGTATACCCGCCGACCCACGGAGTCTTGCTGCGTCGGTTTCATCAGCGGGTTGTTCTCGAGGAGCCGAATCACCTTCGTGGCGGCGAAGTCGTGCACCATCTCCCGGGTGGGCAACGCATAAATGACGCCCCGGTCCATGATCTGGGCGTGGTAAATAGCCCGGAACGTCTGCAGTGTGCTCATGCCCACCTGGGCGCACTTCACGATGACTTGGCGGGGGTGCATGTCACAGGCGATGTCGATGAGGAACCGATGGTCATACCAGTCAAGCACCTGACCGCCTTCGTGCTTGGCCTGCGTCTGAATGAGCCAGCGCAGGACCCCCTTCGGGTCCGTCCTCCACAGGTGCAGCGACTCCAGCCACTCACGCTGGTTCATGCGCCCATCCCTGCCCTGGTGACGCAAAAAGATCGGCACCCCTGGGCCGCGGCTTCGGTCGCTGAAGGAGCGACCGCCAGGGGTGCCGATTGGGCCCATATATGGTTGGGCAGGGCCCCGGCACCTATCCCGTGACCGACCCCACCCCAGCTCGTGCCCTATCCTTCCCCGCTCTGAGGTGCCGGCTCGGTCGAGCACCCCCGGCATTGAGCCGGGGTATTCGGTGCCGGTGGTCCTGCGCGCCCGGGAACTCCCCGAGCCCTATGGGCCGGATTCGCCCAACAGCCTCTCCAATTGAGAGGCCCAGGGCCGGGCTCCGGCCCAAGCCCTACAGTACCGGCAGGGACCGTAGCCCCAGGCCCGTTCTCGGGCCGCCCGACGCATCGGGGCCGGTATCATCGCCGTCGCGTCGGCCTCTCGGCCTTACCAGCTCTCGCTGGCCCGACAGCTCCAGTCTACCGCCCACGTTGCAGAGGCAGGGGGGTCGGGGCCCTGCCCGATTACCCCGACCCGCGCTCCTCCGCACAGCGCGCCGACCTAAGCGCGTTACTGCCCGGCAAGCATAACAGTAGCATTTTCCCTGGCGTGTGTCAAGGATGTGTGCCGCTCAGGCATTAAATATTGCCCTGCCGGACGGCCTCCACAATGGAGCCGAAGCCACGGTCCGCCAGCGCGATGAAGTCAAGGACCCGCTCGCTCCAGCCATAGATGTACCACAGGTTGTCCATAGGCGGAGCGACGTGCCCGTGATCGAGGACGTATGTCGCCACTCCCCGCACTTCCGTGATCTATTTCGATGCACTCACCCTCCGCATGGCATCCTCGCCGATTACGCTGGGCATGTTCTCTAGGACGACACAGCCCTTGATGAGATCTCTGGCGACGCCGCCCAACAGGTGGAGGATGAATGCGGCGCTGGCCACCTGAACACCGCTAAAGTCGAGGACGACCATGCGCCTTCCGGGGCGAGCCAGCTTAAACACCTTGTCGATGAGTTCGCCTGCCTGCGCATGGGCCACATGCTTTATGCCATCATACGATGTGAACGCCATCTCTCTGACCTGAATCCGAATCTCGTCCACCGCGCCAGCCTCCCCGTCAGAAATGCTCTGGCAGAACCGCGTCGATCTCGTGGAACCTAACAAGACCCGTCGGGTCTGGCTCGTCGGGGCTGAGCCTGTACACCTCGATAAACAGGCCCATCTTCGGGTCGTACAGCCTGAAGCCCCTGTTTTCGACGATGGCCTTGTCGATCTCTACCCTGTGTTGCTCGTAGTAACGCTTGAACCGTTTGATAGCCGTGTTCCCGTTCAGTTTGATGAAGGCGTCGCTGTCCGCAAATAACAGGCGAACTCCGCTTTGCGCTGCCGTCACTGTCCCGCCATCCCCCTTTTGTGCATCCCTCGGCTCCTGGGGAGCCGGTCTCTGCGCGAGCCGCCGAATGACGGGCTCTGCAATCTCCATGGCATGCCGGCTGCCAGTCGAATAACCCAAGAGCATCCCTATGAACCCACCCGCCAGGAAAACGATCACTACCGCGACGGCCTCGATCAAGCCTATACCCCCAGTCATCCCCACGGCCTGAAGAACCGTTTGGCCTCATCCCACCCGTTTGCCCAGCCAATCGTAAGGCCCGCACCGAATCCAATCAGTGCTGCGA